CCCTTGGCGTACTGATGGCGACGTCGAGCAAACTCAACCTCACACGCGATCAGCTTGCGACGTTTCTCAAGACGCACGAGCAGATCATCCAGTTCGAGCGTCTGTTCGCTGACGTCCAGCAGCTTGAGCCAACGACGCTCAACGACCTGGCCATTAGCGTCGGTGTTGCAGCGCAGCAAGCCACACAGGCACTGGACTCGCTGAACCGTCTGTCCAAGCAGATCAACGAGATTCTTGCGCAGCCTCCTGCTGAGAAGAACAACTCGGTGGCAACGGACTACGTTGACCACAACATCAGCGCTCCGGTTCCGGCTGACAAGCCAGGCCGCGTGTACTGGTCAGACGATGATGCCACGCTGGATCTGATGCTGATTGGCGGCGTGACGTACCAGTTCGGCCAGCAGTTGGACTTCCACCCCAAGAACACCTCGGGTGTGCAGATCGACAAGGGCATGGCCGTCATGGCCACCGGCGTGGTAGGTGCCAGCACCAAGATCGAATGCGCTCGCGCTGTGGCCGATGGCACCGTGGCGGCACAGTACATGCTGGGCATCGCTACGCAGGACATCCCAAACAACGAGTTCGGCTACGTCGCGTGGTTTGGAAGCGTGCGCGGGTTCAACACCACAGGGGCCAACAAGACAGTGCCGGAAGTGTGGGTTGACGGCGATATCCTGTACTTCGACCCGGCTTATCCGGGTGAGTTAACAAAGGTGCAGCCTGTCGCGCCGAATCTCGACTTGCCGATTGCCATCATTACCAACGCGGCCAACAACGGCGCGATCTTCGTCCGCATGAAGACGGGCGAGACGATGAACGAGTTGCATGACGTTGATGCGCCAGCGCCGAACGACAACGATCTGCTTGTGTACTCAAGCGCGAACAGTCGGTGGGAATCCACCGATACGGTTGTCGCGGATCTGACTAATACCACAGGCAACCTCATCGACAGCAACGTGACTCTGAACAACGGAGCGGGCGCTTCAGCGGGAACGTTGACCAATGCCCCGACCGCAGGAAATCCAACCAAGTGGGTCCCCATTGACGACAATGGAACGACTCGCTACATACCCGCATGGTGATCTATGACCGTCACGCTTAAAGTCCTCATCGCGGCCAAGTTCGCAGAAAACGCGCAGACGACGCAGTACAGCACGCCCGCCAGCACCAAGGCCGTGATTGACAAAATGACCGTAACGAACACCAGTGCAACGGCTGCGTCGCTGTCGGTCAATCTTGTCACCACGGGCGACTCGCCTGGGGCTGCGAACCTGATTGTTGACGCCCGAGTCATCGCGCCTGATGAGTGCTACACGCTGCCAGAACTGGTCGGCCAAGTGCTGGAGGCAGGCGGCTACATCTCGACGCTGGCCAGCGCGGCATCAGCGCTCACGATTCGTTGTTCAGGAAGAGAGATCGTGTGATGAAAGACTTTTTCGAGTTGCCGGAAGACTTCATGGGTCTGCCCATGCGGACGTTCATCACCCCGGCTGAGAACCGCAAGAACACTCAGATGGTCATCGAGCAGTGGATGCTCGGCCCCGAGGCGCCGTCGGCAGAGCCTGGCGCAAACAAGCCGTACTGGATGAAGATTGCCAAGGCGTGGCAAGTCGATGAGGCCGAAGCCCGCCGTCGTCGGTGCTCGAATTGTTCTTATTACAACAACTCGACCATGAAGCAGGCTCTGATGAGTTCCATTCCTCGCAACCAGTGGGACAAGGATGCAGGCTTCAGGGGCTACTGCACCAAGTTCGACTTCATTTGCCACGACTTCCGTTCCTGCCAAGCCTGGGAGGAAAGGGAATACGAATCGGAAGACTGATGATAGACTCGCCAACGCTGAGAGTGGGCGTCCAGCAGCCGTTGGCGGTACATATAGGATATTGACATGGCTGCATGGTTCTTACCCGCCGCACTTCTTGCAAGTTCAGTTATCGGCGGCGCAGCGCAATCTCGCGCTGCCAGATCTGCCGCAGGCGCTCAAGAAGCTGCCGCTCAGGCCGGCATCGAGGAGCAGCGTCGCCAGTTTGACGCGATGCGCGAGATCCTCGCGCCGTATGTCCAGGCTGGTACGGGCGCAATCGAAGGTCTGCAGCCGTACACGCAGGCAGGCCAGCAAGCGTTTGAGCAGCAGCAGGCACTCGCCGGTCTTCGCGGCCCCGAGGCGCAGCAGGCGGCCATCTCTCAGGTCGAGCAGAGCCCGTTCTTGCAGTCGCAGATGGAGCAAGGCGAACGAGCGCTGCTGCAACGCGCGTCGGCCACTGGCGGGCTGCGTGGCGGCAACATCCAGGCCGCTCTGGCCCAGTTCCGGCCGCAGATGCTCCAGCAGGCCATTGAGCAGCAGTATGGTCGTCTGGGCGGCATCTCTGCGGCTGGTCTGGGGGCGCTGGGGCAGTTGAGCCAGTTGGGTCAAGCATCGGCTGCAGGTCAGGCCAGTGCAGCAGGCGCTATCGGCCAGGGCATCTCCGGCTTGCTCCAGCAGCAAGGCGCAGCGCAGGCGGGCGCTCGGTTGGCAGGCGCAGCGCCGTTGGTTGGTCTGGCAAATATCCCCGGTCAGCTTGCAGGTTTTGAGATGGCAACGGGCAGGCCGTTCCTGAGCAACCTGTTTGGTGGCGGCGGGGCAGGCGTTATCAGCGGCGGGTCGGGTATTGGCACGGGCCCCAGCGGCGGTTCTGGTCTTTACAGCCTTGCTCCTTGAGGTAGCGTCATGGTCCAACCCATCCAGTACCAAGTCCCTCTAGCTGATCCCTTTGCCGGCCTGATGCAGGGCTTGCGCCTCGGCGCGACCGTGCAGGATCTGCAGGCCGCTCAGCAGCAGCGCGTGCTACAGCAGGAGCAGATGCGTCAGCAGATGATGCAGCGGCAACAGGCAATGGAGCGCCAGCAGCGCTTTTCTGACTTTGCGATGCGGCCAAACAAGACGGCTGCGGACTTTCGTCAGGCGTTGCTTGATTTTCCAGAGCAAGAGAAGGTATTGGCAAAATCTTATGAGGGTTTGGCCGAGACAGAGCTTCAAAACCAGTTGCGTGATCAAGGCGTTGTTTTTAGCTTGCTGTCGAAAGGCAAAACTGACGAAGCCAAGCAGTACATCTCGAACAGTATCGAGGGTATGCGCAACTCCGGCAAGCCTGCGGCTGAGATCGCTGCTGCCGAGGCCATGCTGAAGACCATCGACGTCAACCCTGAGCTGCTGCGCACGACGGCCGGTATGCGTCTGTTCGCTGCTGGCGACCGTGGCAAAGCCATCGCCGAGAACGTTGAAAAGCAGATGGCAGCCGCCGATCCAATGAAGCTCGCAGAGCGCGAAGCTGAACTGGCCAAGAAAATTGCTGATGCACGTATTGCGCAGCAGAACGCGACGACGCAGGCGCAACGCAACGCGGCAGACCTGGCGCTGAAAGGGTTTCAAGCTCAAAAGGCACGAATTGATGCAGAAGTTGCAGCCACAGAACAACGCCTTACTGGAGGCGTCGGCGCTTCTGCCGATGTCAGGACGGCTATTGCTGCTGCAAATCTTCCCGCTAACATCAAAAAAGTAATGTACGAGCTTGAAAGCATCAAGCAACCAAAAACTGTTATTGATATGGGTGGTAGAGCAGAAGCAGAAGCTAGAGCAAAAGATTTGGTGGCAGAAAATCGTGACCTACAAAACGCAGCGGCAGCTAGTCAAAAACTGCTGGCAAGCGTAGACGTCATGGAAAATCTTCTTGACTCGGGTTTTCAGACCGGGTGGGCAACTGAAGCCAAGGCTGCCGCCGCAAGTTTCTTGTCTGCGCTAGGAGTTCCAGAGGCAACCAAATTCGCCACAAGTGCGCAGACTTTCTTGGCCCAAAGCCGAGAGCAGTTGCTTCAAAAACTCATACTGCAAAAGGGCCCGCAAACGGAAGGCGACTCGCAGCGTGCTACTCAAACATTGGCAACGCTTGGCAATACGAAAGAGGCCAACAGGTTCATTCTTGCTTTTACCAAGGCGGTTGAGCGCCGAGGCATAGATAAGGCAAAGTTCTATCGTCAGTTCGAGAAAACAAACAACACGTTCAAAGGCGCGGATACGGCTTGGGAAGATGGCCCTGGGGATAAGTCTATTTTTGACAGTCCGTTCTTGGCGCCTTTCAGAAACATTGCGCAAGGTCGTTCGGCACAGGGGCAGGTGCCGCGGTTGCCACCCGCCCCAGCGCCTTCGCCAGCAACGCCTTCTGCGGTTGCGCCTACCCCAAGCGGTAGCGTGCGCGACTTGTCTGACGATGAGCTTCTTCGCCGTCTGCAAGGGAGGCCGTAATGGATTTCGAGCTTATCCTTGAGGCAGAACGACGCGGCATCTTGCCGCCGGACAAAGCAGAACTGCTGGCAGAAGCTCGTAGGCGTGGTCTTGTTCCAGTTCAAGACACTACACTTGAAACGGGACGCGAAATTCCTCGCGTTCCGATGCCTATTGATGTCAATCGGCTGACTCCAATTCAGCAAGAAAGCTCACTCGACAAATTCCTCATTTCTCCCGCCGAGGTCTTCAGCCAGCAGGGCCTGCGGCAGATGCGCGATGAGGCTGCAGGCATGGTGCGCGGCGCGGGATCCATCGGCTCGACTTTGGTTGAGTTGGCTCGCACCGGGCCTGCCGGACTTGGCGGCCAGCCGGTTTCCACGCTGCCGGCTCGGGTTGAGCAGCGCGGTGGACAGATCACTCAGGCGCTTGGCGAACTCACTGGTGCAGATGTAACCGCACCAGGGTTCACTGGCGGCAAGGTGGCCGGCGAAATCGCGGGCACTATGGGTGTCGGCCCTGCACTCGCACCTATTTTGCGGTCGTTCGGTGCGTCTCCTGCAATCGTTGAGATGGTTCGCACGGGCGGTTTTGGCAAGATGCCGGATGGCGAGGCCAAGAAGCTGCTTGCCAACATCCTCACCCGTGCCACTGGCGGCGCTGTGGGCGGCGGCGCGGCGGCCGTGGCCGTGGAGCCTACGCCAAAGAGCGCAGGTGTTGGTGCAACGGTCGGCGGCATCATTGGCCCCGTAGGGCGCGGCGTAACTCAACTTGGTGAGTCTGCGGCCGCTGCGGTCAAGCCCCTGTTCAATCCGTCTCAAGCCGCTGAGGATGCGCTGTACACGTCAATCGGCGGACGGGTGGATGATGCTGTTGCTGCGCTGGAGAAGACGCGATACACGCCCACCACACCGGGGTTTGAGCTGTCACTGGTTGACAGGCTGATGGAAGGCGGCGTTACGTCGCCCAACCTCGCCAATTTGGCTCAGGATGTCGTTGGCGCGACGCCCAAGACGCTGCAGGACGTCTATGACTTCCAGGTGCGTCGCATCAGCTCTTTGCAAGGCCAACTGGCGCGCATTGACGAGCGCCTACGGCCTGCTGGGCCACAGTTGCCAGCAGTCGAGGTAGACCAGCTCAACGCGGCTCGGCAAGACATTCTGAACGCGCTTGATACTGAGCTGAACGGGCTTGACATCGTTGGTAAGGCAGTTGCTTGGCGGTTGCCAGTCGGCGTTCGAGAGCCTGGTGTGCAGCTAAGACAGCAAGCGCAAGAATTGGACAAGCTGCTGCGTTCGACAGTAGGCCGCCCGGAAATCAACCAGGCCATTGCGCAAGCTGGCGACGCGCCAGTGGATGTGTCCGGAATTGTGCAGCGCGCAGAACAGATCCTCGGCGCGCCGTTGGCCGATTGGAAAGGTAACGCCGCGGCACCCAATGTCGCTCGCTATCTGAACACCATCGAGCGCGCTGTAGAGCCGCCACCCACTATCCTTGGACCATCTGGCGAGGTCATCTCTCAACAGGCCCCTGAGTACACGTTGACTTTGTCGCAGCTTGACGGCCTTCGCAAAGCCATCGGCGCTGACATCCAGCAAGCCACCAAAGGCACTGGCGCACTGGCACCGACGCAAGCCGGCGCGCTGAAGTCGCTGTACGCATCGACGTGGGAGACGGTGGATAGTTCACCAGCTCTTAGCCAGGAAGTGCGAGACTTGTACCGCAAGGGCACTGCGGATTTTAGAGAGATCCTGGTCCCAAAAATTCGCACTGCGGAAACTGCCAAACTGATCCAACCTACCACGTTCAATCAAACGGTGATCATGCCGTCTGATGTGGTCGATAGATTCATTGCTGATGAAGACGCTGCGGTGCAGTTCTTGACATCCTTTCGCGACCAGCCAGAGTCCATGCTGGCTTTGCGAAACGGCTTGATGGCGCGCTTTCGCAAGGAAGCGGTGAATGAAACCACGGGATATGTTGACCCAGCAGCGGCCGACAAGTTCCTGCGCAGTGGAAACCGTGAGGCTGTCTTCAACATTCTGGAGCAAGGCGGTCTTGGTCTGCGCAGCGGCATCATGCAGATCCGCCGCCAGGCCCAGAACTTTGCTGATGGCCTTGAGGAAGTGAAGCGCGTCGGCGCTGAGTTCCGCAAAGGCACTGCCGACGACACGATCAAGTATCTGCTGTCAGATCCTTCGCGTATGCGCGAGGGCTTCCGCCGCATGAGCCCGCAAGGGCAAGACACGGTTCAGCGTTACCTGCTGCAAGGCTTCAATGAAAGCCTGAACGCTGACAAGCCGCAGGAAGTGCTAAACCTCTTGGTGAACTCTAGACCGGCAGTCAAAGGTGCCTATCGGGTGGCTCTGGGGCAAGACGTCGTGGATACGATGGTCTCACGCGCAGAAGAACTGCGCGATTTCCTTGCACTCAGGAACAACCCGGTATTCAAGAACTTTGACGGCGATAGATTTGCTAAGTGGGTCGACGTCAAAAAGTTCACGCCGGAACAGTTGACGGACCTATCTTTGGTTGCTGACGACATTGAGCGCATCGCCAGAACACAACGCGTTGCGACGTTTGGACAAGCTGCAGAAACCCCAGATGTTCGTCGCCTGATTGAGGAGTCTGCTGAAGGCCAAGGAGCCAAATTCCAGCTCCAGAAGATTCCGTCGCTCAGCCTCTGGCGCTCGGCCCTCAATCGCGCTCAAACGGTGTTGGAAGACAAGCTCAACCGCAAGGCGCGGGTTGAACTTGCGGCTATCATCTATAACAATCCCGAGGCAGCAGCGCAAGCACTTCGCAATGCTGCTACCAGAGCCGCGCCGAAAGCGCCCTCTCGCGCAACGACCGCCATCCCAGCCGCTGCAGCCGGCGCTGTCGCCGGCCCGACTCTGTTCCAGGAGTAATCCCCCATGTCCGCACTCTCCGTATCCTCCCCCTTCCCCATCTTCACCGACATCGACGGCCAGCCGCTCGAAGACGGGTACATCTGGATCGGTCAGGCCAATCTCGACCCGCAGGGAAACCCCATCAACGTTTACTGGGATGCTGCGCTGACGCTGCCTGCAGCACAACCAGTTCGCACCCGAGGTGGCTATCCTGTCAACAGCGGAACGCCTGCGCGTCTGTACGTCAACTCGGACTACAGCATCAGGGTGATGAACAAGAACGGCAGCGTGGTGTACAGCGCACCTGTTGCCACTGAACGATACAGCGCCGACTTGATTGGTTTCACTGGCTTCAAAGGTCAATCAGGGACGGTTGAGGATTTAGCAGGAAACGATGGGGCTGATTGGATTGGCTTTGAGGCAGACAGTGGTTCTGCTGTTCCACGATCCATGCAGGACAAAGCAAGGGATGTGGTCAGTGCGTTTGATTTCCTGCCTGCTGCACAAATTGCTTTCATTGAGGCTCAAAATTCTGCGTCTCAAGATGCCTCAGTTGTCACAGCGGCGCTTCAGGCTGCACTTGACACTGGAAAAGTTGTGTTCATGCCTGTTGGAACATACCGAACAAATGCACCATTGATCATCAGCAAGTCATGTAGGGGTCTGCTGGGTGAGATTTTTGGCGACGGTGATGGGACTCGTATCGACTATCACGGCACCGATGCAGCCATTAAGCTGTATGACGGCACCAGCGGAACTCGGCGCGTGACGCAAGCACGGGTCGAGAACATTGCCATCCGAGTGCAGAACGCAGGAGTCAATGGCATCGACTTCACTGACGCCAGCTACTGCACATTCCGTGACTTGTTTATCCGCCTGTTGAACTCCAACCAAGCTGGAATCTACGGTAAAGGAAACGGACTCGGGTCTTCTCCCTACTACAACATTTTTGATGGCGTCAAAATCTTTGGTAACGCTGACAACGTGACCAATCCCGGTCAGCGCGGCTACTATTTCCAAGGTGAATTGACGGGTGGTTTCGCATCAAACGGCCCGAATGCCAACATGATTTCAAATGGTGGACAGATTAGCGGCGTCAGTCACGGCGTTCACATGGAATCTGGAACAGGAAACGTGTTTTCCAACATGATTATGGAAAGCATCGCGGAATACGCTTATCGAATCGGCAATGCGTTGTCTGCTACACCTGGCCGCGCCGATCAAAACAGCGTTGTCAATCATTGGATGGAAGGTACGTCCACTTGTGTGTTTGCACGCTTCGAGGGTGATGCAGCAAGCAATTCGCTGACGAACTACAGCATCAACTCGGTCAGCCCCATTCCGTTTGACAACCAGTCATCTTCGGAAAGCAACTATTGCAAGCCCGGTGGAAATTTCTATGTCGTTTCTTTCTACGGACAGAACATTCCAGCCAGTGCAACCACGCCACTTGCCCCAACAAACGCGTCATACCCTGCTGGTGGTGGTGTGATTCCTCCATTCTTGGGGATGGTTCCTTACTTGATGAAAGTCTCCGTGCACAATTTTGCATCCGGTGGATTGGGTAGCGGTGTTGTTCAGGCTTACCGAAGTGGAACGCCGAATCCAAATCTTGCGTTCACTGTTAACAATGCCAATCGTTTTGGTGGAACAGCTATTCAAAGTACTCCAAACACATCATTGGCCTACAACACTTTTGATGGAACCATAAACAGTCAAATCGAAGTCGCGGTTACCACGGATGGCACTTGGAACCAGACCACAAGCGATATTGAAGTTCAAGTCATCTTCTTCGGATAAACCAGAAAGGAAATCCAAAATGGCACTCAAGCAAACAATCACGCTGCGCGACTCATTTGACGAGATGCGTGAGATTCCAAACGCATACATCAAGGTTCACGCTGTCAGTGGCGGCAAAGAGCAAATGGTTGCTGACGTTATTTTTTTCAGAGATTCTGCTGCTGGGAAACGTCTTAAAAATGCAGGCTATGTCTTTAAGCCATCGCTTGATGGTGACAACTTCATCAAGCAGGCATATAACCACTTGAAAACTCTCCCTGAGTTTTCCAGCGCACAGGACTGCTGATCATGCTAAAAACAGTCGGAAATCCATCTACAAGATACGGCGACCAGACCATCATTGATGGCAATCTGGTCATCGGCACGGCAGGCAAAGGTATTGACTTCTCTGCTACGCCTGGCACAGGCACAAGCGAGCTGCTCGATGACTACGAAGAGGGAACGTGGTCGCCTACGCTTCACGCAAACGGTACCGACTTCACAAGCGTGACCTATGCTGCTGGCCGAGGAGGTAAGTACACAAAGGTCGGCAATGTGGTGCATATTCAAGGCATCATGGTCACAGATGCTGTGACATTGGCTGGCGCTGCTGGAACCGTACAAATCGGGAGTCTTCCATTTGCAGTCGCTGCTGACACTGGTGCAACCGACGATGGCCTTGTTTCATTCTCTGTTGGAATCAGTCTTTTCTGGGCGTCCAATAGACCAGCCAGGGCGCTTGGTATCAGTGGAACTGATAGGATAAATTTGTACTATTCTGCAGGAGCAGGATCAGATACTGCTGCAATTGTTGCTGCTGATGTGGCACCTGGTGCTGGCGCCAATATTGTTACATTTGCTGGCACCTACGTTGCCGCATAACAGGAGAAAAAAATGTCAATCGAAAAACATTCATCTGTCGACAAAATAGAGTCTCTTCCAAGCGGCATCGTCCAGGTGCGCACCAAAACCACGATCATGGAAGATGGCAAAGAAATTGGAAGCGCGTTTCATCGCCATGTCGTCGCCCCTGGCGATGACTACAGCAAAGAAGATGACCGAGTGCAGGCCATTTGCGCTGCTACGCACACCACCGAAGTGATCGACGCATACAAGGCAGCCATCGCTGCGCAAGGAGTCTGACATGGCAACCAACAGTCAAATCGCATTCAACCCTCAAGGCGAGACCGTCGTCGTGGCGGCTGCTGGCACTGCGCCGACTGGTGTGCAGGCACCTATCAGCGGTCGCTTCAGCGGGCAGGAGCGCGGTCAGTACCGCGTCGTCAATGCAGGTACAGTTACGGTGTTCCTCGGAGTCGGGCCGAGCGCGGCCGCAGCGCAAGCGAACGCTGTAGCGGCCACGGCAGGTAGCCCTGCGGCGGGGATACCTCTGGTGCCTGGTGCTGTCGAGATCCTGCGCTTCCAGAACGATTGCTATTTCAGCGGCTACGCTGCCAGCGCTGCGACGCTGTACATCACCCCGGGCCAGGGTTTGTGACCCTCAAGCCCGCCCGTCACCTGATCCGCTGGATGCTGCGCTGGCGCGGCTTTGCTGGCGTGTGCCTACCACCCGCAGGCATCTACATCCTGGCTGAGCGGATGCATGACGAGGGGCTGATCAGGCACGAGCAGGCGCACTGGGCGCAGTACAAGCGGGTGGGCCTTCTGGGCTTCTACATCACCTATCTTTGGTACACAATCCGTTACGGGTACTGGAACAACCCGTGGGAAGTCGAAGCGAGGGCTGCGCAGAATGACGGACGATGATTTCCGACGCCTTGAAGGCAAGGTTGACAAGCTCTCCGACGCAGTGACCAAGCTGGTGCTGGTCGAGGAGCGTCTATCCAATCAGGGCGAGCGCATCGGGCGCGTCGAGCAGCGCGTATCGGCCACAGAGACGCACGCCCAGAAGATCGACCGCAAACTGGAGATGTGGGTCAACCGAGGCATCGGCGTCTGGGGTCTGGCAGTCACGCTGTTCGCCCTCGTGCAGTACGGCAGCAAGTTCGTTGGCAAATGATCCAAGCCCTCATCCCGGCGCTAGCGCCGATCCTCAGCCGCGTCGCTGGCAATCTGTTCCCTGACCCCGAGGCGAAGGCCAAAGCCGAAGCCGAGATGGCGCTGGCGCTGATGGCCAGCCAGAAGGAACTGGAGCAGGCGGCTGCTGGCATCATCAAGGCCGAGGCGTCATCGGCCAATCGGCTTGCCAGCAGTTGGCGGCCCATCGTCATGCTGACGTTTGCGGGGCTGATCGTGGCGCGGTGGTTCGGTTGGGCCGCGCCGAACCTTAGCGAAGCCGAGTACCTCAAGCTGTGGGATATCGTCGAGCTTGGCCTCGGAGGCTACGTCATCGGCCGCAGCGCCGAGAAGATCATCCCGGGCGTGGCGGGAGCACTGAAGAAATGATCGTCGAGGACTGGGGCCAGTACAAGCATTTCAGCCGAGGCGAGTTCGCGTGCAAGTGCGGCTGCGGTCGCACCGAAATGCAGTCGGAGTTCATGAACCGCCTCCAGTCGCTGCGCATGATCTGGGGCAAGCCCATGATCATCACGAGCGGCTACAGGTGCGCCAATCACCCGTCTGAACGCACCAAGCAGCTACCCGGCACCGGTACGCACAGCCAGGGCATCGCTGCCGACATAGGCGTCTCAGGCGCTGACGCCATCTCGTTGCTGCGCCTGGCGCTGGATGCGAACTTCACCGGCATCGGCATCCAGCAGAAGGGAAACGGGCGCTTCATCCATCTGGACATCCGCGAGCACGCTGCGATTTGGTCGTACTAGACCAGCGCCGCAATCAGCGCCGTCGTGCCCACCACGACGATGACAAGCAGGAGCGTGCGGATCATCTCCCACACTGGCAGGCTCAGGTCGTAGTCGTCGGCTCCGATGTCGGTCGCCGCTTCGGCGGCCCGCGCTTCAACATCACGAAGATCTCCTTCGTCGAAAATCGGTGTAGATTGGCGCATTCGTATCTCCGATAGGTGTGTTGAGAATACTTTCTGGTTTCGCGCACATCGGCCCATGCTCCGCATTGCGGGCATTTCATTCCGTGTCTTTCACAAAGACGCCATCAGCACGCAAGTACCCCTTTCGGTCCTTGATCTGCGCGTAGGCCGACTCCAGGCACTCCAGCAGGGTGGTGCCTGCCAGATCAGCGCCAAGAATCAGCGTGACCAGGATGTCACCGTATGCGTCACGCACCTCTGCGGCGTCCTTGCGGTGCAGGGCGCTGATAAGTTCGGTCACCTCCTCCAGTGTCTTGATGGCCTGCGCCATCGCGGTGGAGTTCTTGAGGATGCCTCGCGCCTCTCCCCAGCGGATGACGTCTAGTTCCTGAATGTTCCATGCTGCTGCCATGATCAGTATCCGTGTGGTTGGGTGTGGGTTTCGTTCTCGATCAGCTTGTCAATGTAATGACGGGCCTTGCGCAGGTCGTCCACGCCGCCTTTATGCCGCCAGCGGCTCAGGTACTTGACCGCGTTGCCGTCGAAGTAGCCTAAGCCCCAGTCGCGGATGACATCCCAGGTCTCGTAGTTGAACTGCTTGTAGTGGACGCCGCCCACTTGCATGTCGTTCGCGCTCATTCTTCGCCCCTCAAGTAACGCTCGATTGCCCGAGCGAAGTGATGATGGTAGGTGCCGTTCTTGTGCCACAGGTCCGCGATCACCTCGTCGGTGAGTGTGCGGGCGGGGGCCGCCGCTACTGCCGAAGATTTACCGGCAGGAAACACCACCGGAGCGACGGCCCCCTTCATCTTGTCAATCCGATCCTGCATCTGCTTTGCGGCCCGCATTGCTGTGAGTTCACCGATGTAGTCATAGCAGAGTTTGGTCAAGCGTTCGTTTTCTTCGTGCAACCGGCGCAGTTCCTCTTGAAGACTCGTCATGGTCTTGGCTCCGGACTAAATTGATGAATGGACTTTTTGGCAGACAGATATGCAAAGTGTGCTTGTTCCACCGTGTCAAAGATACCAAGCCACTGTTTTTTACCCTGCAGAGTTATCGCCGCCTCCCACTTGCCGCCTTGACGTTTATGAGCGCCTAGCAAACAAGAAGCGCCTATACCCGATCTACTGCGGTTCTGCATGTTTTCGGACTGAGTACATAGTCTTAGGTTTTCAATTCTGTTGTCGGACCTATCACCATTGATGTGATCTACAAACTTATGCGGAAGGCATCCGTGGTGTAGCAGCCAAACAATGTGATGCGCCCAATAGGCTTTCTTCTGGTACATCACTTTTCGACCGCCGCAAGTTGTTGGGTAACCTGCTGGTGTTCCGGCTGCAATGCGTCCGTTGCCGGCTTTCATTTTCCAAAACAGAGATCCATCTTCGTTATAGCCAATCGCATCAGCCAACTTCAGGGCTTTGGTTTGTTCACTCATGGTTTAGCTCCTTCAGCTTGGCCTCAATGGCACGAATCAAGTTCTTCGCTACCGGCAACGAGCCAATCACACTATCCAGAAAAACGCGTTCATCTTCCTCCGTCAGCCCTCGCCACTCGCGGCGTGGTGGGTGGGCGAAGAGGTCTGCGCCATCTTTAGGCTGCTTGCCCTCGCGCCAAAAAACTAAGCCGTTGTCATCAACCCAACCGCATGGCTCAACTAGTTCCTGATTCATCGTCTCTGCCAGCTTCATGTGCAACCGGCGCAGTTCAGCGGCTATTGCGTGAGCACCAGCTTTGTCTGCATTGTCAGCTAGCCATAAAGCTTCGGGTTGGTTACTCATGGTTCTTCTCCTTCAGCTTGGTCTCGATGGCACGGCCCGCGCCTTGCAGCGTCGAGTGGTTGTCGCAAATCAAGTCGTAGTCATCATCCGTCAGCCCTCGCCACTCGCGGCGGGGTGCGTGAATGACCGGGCGCTCCTTTTCGCAGTATTCGCACACCGCCACCGGCTCCTGCTCCGGCTGCTCCAGCGCGGCCATCTCTCGCAGCGTCGGCCTGCGGATATACCCGGCGTCGCGCATTCGTTGTGCTCGCTCCGGCTGCTCCAGCGCGGCCCATATCTTTCCGTCCCAGTCATAGCCAAGCTCACGCAGTTTGGACGCGGCGCAGTAGGCGACTGTGCGGTTCATCTCGCTCATACTTACAAGCGGCTCCGTCTGCTCCAGCGCGGCCTTGAGGGCGTCGATTGCCGGGCCGATCCGACGCCAAGAATCGGCGCCTCCTTCCAACGCTTGCAAAGCAAGCTGCGCGGCGGTTCGTAGGTCAGTCATGGATACATCTCCAAATGGCACCGAGCGCAGTAGCCGTCAGGCAATCGCTCGCATGAGTTGTGTCGTTTGCACTGCGGCTGCTCCAGCGCGGCGCGGAGGGCTTTGACTGTCTTGTTGAGATTGCTTTCCGGCACAAGCCAGAATTCAGATCTTGCGTTTGTAACTTTGATGAACTCCAGCGCCTGCTGGGCAGCGGTTCGTAGGTCAGTCATTTCATGTTCCTCCCTATCTCAGCCGCAGCCCTGACGATGGCGCGGCGGGTGGCGGCGTAGGGGTCGTCTGCGCTGTTCACAGTCGGCGTTTGCACCGATCCGCGAACGATGACGTAATTCGCGCCAAAGCAAACATCCATTCCCAACTTCACCGCCAGCCGCAGCGCATCGCCGTCGTCGGTGAGGGGGTTCCAACAGGTTTGCGCGTTGCTTATCCAAAGCCCTACATCGCCAGCGCCGCAAGCATCACGTCCGGCTTGATTGCGTGCGTGTACTTGCATCCCCGCCGCCTTCGCGGCGGACTCTAGTAGTTCTCGGTCATTCATGCTTGCCCCCTTGCTCTGATGCTTCGTGCAATGCACCCGCCGAAGTTCGTGCTCGGATGCTCCTTGTCCCATTGCAGGGCGATCTGAGCGCAGGCTAAGCGTTCTTCTGCCGCACCGTTCTTGCGCTCCTCGGCCATTGCTAGCTTGATCGCTGGCATGGATGCTGCGATGGCGTGCTTCTCAACGAGGGCGGCGAAGCGCTCAAGCAACTCATCAATCATGTGGTGTGTGTGGAAGATGCAGTTAGGCTGACGTCCCCTAGCCTTCTCATCAACAAGAAACCCAGCCTCTTGCGCCATGCGGCGAATGTCATCCATGTTCATTCAATCACCTCCTCAACTTCTTTGAACTCAAAGAAGAGACGCCACATATGCTGATACACGGGTTGTTGTCGGAGCCATCGCCAAAATTTGTCCTGTGCAGCGACAAGCCCTTCGGCACGAACAATCACTATTCCGTGCTCCGCATTCCCCGGGCTTTCCCATATGACTTGGTATGTTTTCATTCCTTCAGCCTCCGTGTTTTGACCAAGGCCAGCATCTGATCGTGAGCGATGCGAAGCGTGTGAAACAGCACCCGCATCGCTGGCGTCTGGTCCTCAGGCTGGATGCATTCAACCCTATGGCTGTTGTTTGAGTAGTCCGCGATATGGACCCAGAGCGGCGTGTTGCTCCAGCCTGGGCCTTGCGCCTTCTCCGGTACCACGGCGATCAACCTTTCGTTGTGCTGCAAGGTGATCATTGCCACAACCTTCTGACCCGCTCCCACTCAGCACGGTCGCAGTCCTGCCCCAGCGGAAGAAACTCACTCTTCTGCTTGCGCATTTCGTCGTCCTTCTCAAACTCACGCTCCAAGTCACGTTGGATCATGTAGCGTGTGTCTTCGTTCAGCGCGGGCCACTGCTCAATCAGCAGTTCGCAGAAGGAGGACACTGCGTACGTCATCCTGCCCATGTAGTACCGTGTAGCTCCAAGCCACAGGGTGCATTCGTCTTTGGGTTTCATTTCTTCCCTTTCACGTATTGAACGGCTATGCCTGTCCATTTGCGATCAGCAATTACACAGTGCATAGTGCGGTCATCAAACAAAACCCAATCCCCCGAGCGCATGTGCTGTGCAGCCTTGGCAACTTGTATCCACAAGTCACCATCTAGAAGCCAAAACACGTTGCGCCAGTTTTTACGCGAGCCATCGCCAACGAATGTGTCCTCATGAGGATGTACGTTTTTTGTTCTTAGGCACACGTTGGTTTCAGGGGCAGGCATCCATCCGGAGATGTTTGGCATGTGGCAAATCAAATCCGCTGAAACTGAGCGCCCGAAACTTTCATCAGCAACACGACTGACGTCCCGCAGGAAGTCACGCGGCGGCGAAGCAGATCCATTGGCCTCGATCATTTCTTCTCCACCGGCACCCAGCCGAAGCGCCTCCAGGTAGCCTGCACGTCAGTGCGCCAGGCCGGCACGTAGTGCCCGCCGTCAGTCAGCCTCCAGCTTGGCTCGGTTCTGCGAGGCCCCGCCAAGGCAGGCTCTGAAACCTGCTGATCGTCGATTGCAACGATGCTTCCCGTGCTGTCTTCTTTGCAAAGTTCCATGATGTCCCGCTCCAATAAGAGTACTCAATCGTGCCCGCGTGATCGCGCTGATAAACGCCAATCCTTGCGGGCTGGTCGTCAGTGAACCAGTCTGTCAGATTCACCGATTCACCCCTTCTCGTTCGAATCGTTCGATCTCTGCCAAGTCGTAGAAAATCTTCCACGGCCCGATGCGGACCCACTCGGGGCCTCGGCCGTCCCTGCGCCAGACGCGCAGGGTCTCGTGGCTCATGCGCAGGCGCGCTGCCGCCTCTTTGGTGGTCAGCAGCACTGGGGGTTTCGAGTCGCTCATCAGATCACTCCTTCATCTGCAGGCTCAACGGGTTCGGGTTGCTGCTCGACACGCAGTTCCTCGACGCGGCGCTTGGTGACGGCCATGACGCGCTCACGATCCGGGCCTTTCGGGATGCGGCGGATTTCGTCTCGCCACAGTTCCATGCCCTCGATGGTGGCGGTGGTCTTGATGCGCTCTATGAGGCTATCGACGTCCACGACGACCTCTGCCATCTCCAATGGTGCCGCAGGCGATTCTGGGGCGTTCTGGCGCGTCTGGCGTTGCTGCGGCGGGTCCATGTCCTGCACCTCCTCGGGGGTGTAGGTGCCGACGACGACGCCTGGGAAAACGGTGCGGATGCCTTCGGAGATGCAGCGGGCGCGGAGCATGGCTCGCGGGTACTGGTTCCATGTCGGGTTCTTGGTCAGGCCGGCACGCTTGGCCATCTCAATCGTCCACTCAATCTCAACGCTGCCGCCTTGAGCGTGCGAGAACTCGCCTGCCACGCGCTGGTCGGTCATTGAGATCCACTTGACCTTGCCGCCCGCAGACTGGAAGCGGGCCAGCATGGCATCCGCCTTGAGAGCGGGGCGGCCTTGGATGATGTGGTAATCGCGTGCGGCGATTGCCGGGTGCAGACCCTCGGCCTGGGCGATGAGCATGAGAGCCATCGCTTGGTCTGGGTTCTTGACGCCGAACAGCCCGGACTTGGCCACGCTGATGGCCATGCGTTCGATCTGGTCTACGGGTACGAGTGCGGTCATAAGGGCTCCGAATCGGGGCGGTCTCCCGCCCCTTGGGGTTACTGTGCGGTCTCGACGGCCACGCCAGCAGCCATCATCTCGATGATGTCGTCCTGCGTGGCCAGATCGACTGTGTAGCCAGACGTTACATGCTGCAGGGCCTGCATGCGGGTGGTGGCGCGGACCAGTCGCTCGGCCTGATCGGGGTGGCTGACGACGTACACCTTGGAGGTGCGGGTGTAGCTGCGCTTCTTGGTTTCGTTGGTTTCGCTCATTGCTTTTTCTCCGCGAGGACTCTGAGAGCCTCGACTTGCTTGCCGACCTCTGACAGGAAAGACGAGACGCGACGTTCGAGGTCGGCGATGAACGCCTCGTCACGTTCGATGCGCTGAACATGCAGCTGCAGTTCAACGGGCATCCGGGGGTCGTAGGAAACGAAATCGCACCAGTCGCGGCCGGTGATCCACATCTGGCCCTGAATCTGAGCGGTGTGATGCTCGGGCATGCCGTTCAGCAGGGTGTCGATGTGGACGCCGGTGTTGAACGGGCACTTGATCTCCAGCAGCCCGTCCCAGTACACCAGGCCGTCAGGCGAGCAGCCTGCCATCAGGGTGTCGTGGGCGACGAAACCGGTTTCCTGCACTTCTATGTCTGCGTGGCGCTCGTAGGCCAAGCGGGCTGCTGCTTCCTGTTCGGTGCCCCAGTTCATGGCGGCAGTGGTGAAGCGTTGTACTGGTTGCTGGCTCAGGCGCTCGACGACCAGTTCGGTCAGGTAGTCCTGCTGGGCCTGAGCCGGGTTGCCGTTTTTTAGCGTGGCCATGACGTCCTTGAACCGGCTGGCCGTGGCCTTGCCGAGGCGGGCGTCGAACCAGTCTTCGGTGCGCTGGTCTGCGGTTTCGATGATCATTGCTCTTCCTTTTGTTTGATGGTCATGCCGTCTGCCGACGGGAACAGAGCGATCACCATGCGGCCGCCGCTCTCAGTGGTGATCTCCAGTTCGTGCCAGACAGTGTTGTCGTGCTTTTTCTCATCACTGATGGCCACCGCAGTGACCTGGTGAAGATTCAGGGTCGCGTTCATGTCTACTCCTGCTGATTGCTGTTGTGAGGCCCGCAGTGTAATGTCAGATACCTTCGCGTATACCGATGTCCCACTGATTCACGCGGGATTTTGAGGGATGGCGCGGCGGGACTATGATGCGCGTCCCTTTTGGAGGAACCGCATGATCGATGAAAACGACCCCCGCCTCATGCACCTGAGCGAGGATCTGAGACGCAGAATCGCCCAGCACGCGCACGACGACGCCGGGT